GTATACGAGATGTACAAGTAGATCCAGAAAATGAATTAAAAAGATTAATTAATCAAACTACTTTGTCAGGTGGAATAAGCGATAGACCATTGACAATTGGAGAATGTAGATCTAAACTAAGAGATGATAATAACAGAGCTAATGACGATTTTACTGCAAAATGTGTAGCAGAAAAGAAATTAAATCCAGAATCTCTTGTTAAAAAACCCCCAGCGAAAGTTGGAAGAACTGCATCAGACGAACCAACTGTGACTGAAGGTTATACTGTCATAGGACCAAATGGCCCAGGAGGTAATATACAGTGAACGATTTTAATTTTTATAACTCATATTATAAGCCAAATCCTGGAATTAAAACTATTGCTCCAGATCCAATTTATAATCCTAATAATGCAACGTTTATTCACTCTGGTACTAAACTTGCAAACGGAGTTTCAATAGGAAAGTTTTTAGGCGGAGTCGGTGAAAAAACAAATATGAATCATATTACTGATGATGCAGAAAGATTTCAAATTGCAAGGCAATTATATCTACATGCTATGGCTATGAATACAGTAAACACTGATTCAGGAAGATTTCAAGATAAAAGATTAATTGTAATAGAGGGACTATATAAAAAAGGTCCTGAAGAAAATCTTAAGTCTGGTGGTTTAAATGATTTGGCCACAAAAGGTTTAGTCGTAGTTTATCAATTGTTAAATTCTAGTGGTCAACCAGATCATATTGCAATGTTTGATTTAGCCGTTTATTGGAAAGATAGTATATTATATGATAAGATTATATTAGATTATGATACGTATAATCCTGATGGTTCTCTTGAATGTCATGTAGTATTACAAATGCCTACAATTAGTTCTAATTTTACCGGTAGTTTTAGTAAAAGTCTTGAAACTCGATATAATGGTCATATACAAACTACTGGTGAACTTATAGAAATCCTCGCTTAAACATTATAAATAGTACAAATTATTTGGAATAAGTTATGCCAGCCACAAGAGCCTTTGCAGTAGAAGACGGAAATTTATCAACATCTAGTGTTGTAACTTCTCGAAGTAAAAATTATGTAGATATAGATCTTTCTTTTGAAGCAAAGACTAATGGAGACATATTTAAGAAGACTGATGCTGCTGCAGTAAAACAAGCAGTAAAAAATATATTAACGACTGGATTTACAGAAAAACCATTTAAACCAATGTTTGGCGGCGGACTGGGCGATGCATTATTCGAAACTATGGATGATGGAACTATTTTTGAAATAGAACAATCAGTAGCCGCATCAATTGCTAATTACGAACCAAGAGCAATATTAGATAAAATATCCGTATCTGATAATCCAGACAATAACTCAATAGACGTAACAGTTCGATTTGGTATAGCAAATGTCGGCGAGCTTGTTACTGTAACAACATCTTTATCGAGGCTAAGATAAATGGCAACGACAGTACAGAATACTAAATTAGATTTTGATAATATCAAAAATTCTTTAAAAACGTATCTCGCAAAGCAACCCGAGTTTGAAGATTATAACTTCGAAGCGTCTGGTCTTTCTAATATCTTAGACGTACTTGCATATAACACACATTATAATGCATTGACTGCTAACTTTGCTTTGAATGAATCGTTTCTTACAACTGCACAATTGCGTAGTTCAGTGGTATCTCATGCCGCAACATTAGGTTATGTACCAAGATCTCGTACGGCATCAAGAGCTGAAGTACAATTAACTATGAATCTTGCTGGTGTTATTGGTCGACCTAGTTCTATTGTACTTCCGGCCGGAACTACATTTACCGCAGATGCCGATGACGTAACATATACTTTTCAAACGTTAGAAGATTATACAGCTACAGATAGCGGTGAAGGATTTTATCAATTTTTAAACGAAACTGGTAAAAGCACTATACAACTTTTCGAAGGAACGCAAAAACAAAAAACATTCTTGGTCGGTGATGTAGGCGAACGTCAATTATATGTTATGCAAGATGATACCATAGACACTAATACGGCTGCAGTTTATGTGTACGAAACTCCTTCAAGTTCGTCATTTATTTCATATACTCCAATTACTAGTGCTACTAATGTTAATTCTCAGTCACGCTATTATCAAATCTCAGAAGCACCTAATGGTTATTATGAGCTAAACTTTGGTGACGGAATCTCATTTGGTGCATCACCATCTGTTGGTAATAAAATTATAGTTACATATCTTTCTTGTGTTGGAGCTGCAGCTAATAACGCTTCTACGTTTACTCCAACGGCTCAAGTACCAGTTCCAAGTGTAGGAAATTATGATTTAACTTGTACGACTATATCTCCTTCTGGAGTTGGAGGTGCAAGACAATCAATAGAATCTATTCGACAAAACGCACCCATTGCTTTTGCTGCACAACAAAGACTTGTAACAGCTGATGACTATCGTGCAGTAATACAAAGAAATTATCCTACGGTTACAGATGCGATTGCATGGGGCGGTGAAGATAACGTACCAGCAGATTTTGGTAAAGTATATGCATCTCTCGTATTTGAAGATGGTACGACCGAAGCACAGAAGACGACGGTTAAAAACTCAATCGTACAAGATATATCAAATAATCTTTCTATTCTTTCTATTGATACGGTATTCGAAGATCCACAAACAACATTTCTTGAAGTTATTGTAACATTTAACTTTGATCCAAATTTAACTGGACAAACTGTCAAATCAACAGAATCAACTGTTTTCTCACAAATGCAATCATACGTTAATAATAATTTGAAAAAATTTGGTGGAATATTTAGAAGATCTGAGATGTTAGGAGATATCGATGATATTAATGATGCTGTTCTTAACTCTCGTGCATCAGTAAAATTACAACAGCGATTTGTTCCAAATTTATTACAATCAACATCTTATAAAGTATACTTTCCAGTAGAATTAGCATCTAGTCCTACAGAGTATATTGTTACATCGTCTACATTTGTCTTTAATGATAAAGTTTGTTTTATTAGAAATGCTTTAAGCAATACTAAACTGCAGATTGTTAACTCTTTAGGCAGTGTTGAAATCGATAATATTGGATCGTATGAACCATTAACTGGTACGGTTAATTTAACTGGATTTGCACCAACAGCTATTACTGCTGGTACTAATTATATTAAGTTAACATGTACTCCGGCTAATGAATCTACAGTTAGACCATTACGAAGTTATATTTTAGATTTAGACGAAGATACATCATTCGCTACAAGTGTAGTAGATAGACAACGAACAGAAATTACTCTTGGCGGCGCAAGCGGTGTAACTTCATCTTCAACTGGTGCAGCTAATACATATGTAAGATCTCCAAGCATACCTTCATCCGGATATTAAAATGTCTCACGTGCCAGACTATAATAGAACGAATTTAAATTTACGGTCATATAGTATTAAAGAGGTACTGCCTCAATATTATGCATCTGCCTATCCGAACCTGATTACCTTTCTAGAAGGTTATTATGATTATATGGATTCTGATGGCACTATCGATGCCATACAAGATTTATATAGTTTATATGATTTAGAATCCACTGACTTAAAATATATTGAGCAAATATTTGCATCAATTGCAGATGGCGCTAACTCAACATATTTTGGTGAGCCTCGCGAAGTACTTCGTAACTTTGCAAATTTTTATAGGGTTAAAGGCACAAAGTATTCTGCAGAAGGATTTTTTAGAGCATTTTATGGATTAGATGTTGAAATAGAATATCCAAAGAATAATCTTTTTATTGTAAGCGAATCAAAAATAGGAACAGAATCGCTTCGTTATATTCAAAACGGTGCTTTATATCAAATATTTTCTGTTCTTATTAAATCATCTATTCCATTAAGTACATGGAGAGAACTATATAAAAAGTTTGTGCATCCAGCCGGATTTTATCTGGGTGGTGAAGTTGTTTTAGAATTGGTGTCAACTAATTCACAATTCTTAGTAATGCCACTTAGTATTGATCAGCCACCACCTCCACTATTTGTTGAGGGTGTAGCTAATTTTACAATACCAAATGGATTAGTAGAAACACTCGGTATTCTTCCGGACGATGGAGATTCAGATACAGTGGTAGAACGTATTGATCTTGAAGCAAGAGTTGGTGATTATGCCAATATGAGAGCTGACGTCTTTGCTGCATCTTATGGTAAAATAGAAGATACAATGAATATTAACTCGCCGACATTTGATGATTCGGCAAAAGATTTTGCACCATTCTACTCAAACGGAGAAGAAGGACCTTCAACTGATCAGCATGGTGTGAGAATGAGCAACGATATAGAAAGATTCGATCAAGCAATCTGGTTTTATGACTCAGCTGCTGGAAATCCGCGCTATATGGCAATTGGTTATGTCGATTCAGATTACGTAGAACTTAATTAGAGGTAAAAAAATGGCAATCACATTAAGAAATACTAAAGGGACGGCATTGACCCACGTCGAGCTCGATGCCAACTTTACCACATTACAAAATGCTGACCTAGATTCAGCAGCGGTTACGTCTATTGCACAAGCATTAGATAACGCACAAGTTATTTCAACAAACTTAAATCAAATAGCAGGTGATTCTGACATAAATTTCGGAACACATAAAATACTATATTCAAATAACTATGATTCTCTCGGTGCATTACCAAGTGCAGGTGATTATCATGGTATGTTTGCTCACGTACACGGTGAAGGAAAAGCGTACTATGCACACGGCGGTGCTTGGATAAAGCTTGCTGACTATGATGACATTGCAGATACACATTTAAATGCTTTTGCCGGTGATTCAGATATTGACTTTGGAACGAATAAAATATTATATTCAAACAACTACGATTCCATTGGAGCCTTACCAAGTGCAGGTAGTTATCACGGCATGTTTGCGCATGTGCATGGTGAAGGAAAAGCTTACTACGCTCATGGAGGAGCTTGGATAAAATTAGCTGACTATGACGACAGAGGTGCAGATAGTGCTGGAGCATTATCTAATGTTAATATGTCCGGTATCTCAAACAATAAAATTCTTAAATGGGATTCTGCTCAACAAATGTTTATAGCTGCTACTGACGTAAGTGGCGGTGGTGGAGGCGGAGGTCTGACTTATTCAGATTTTAGTGTTTCTACAAATGCTGCATCAGGATCACCTGCCCTATCATATAATAACGGTACTGGTGTATTCTCATATACTCCACCAGACATATCAAGTTTTATAACAGGTTATACTGTAACACAAGGTGATGTAACTGCTCATCAGGCTGCATTATCAATCACAGAATCTCAAATTAGTGATTTTGGTACATATATTGCTCAAGGTTCATCTCTAGATATGAATGGAGCTGAATTAATTATGGATGCTGATGGTGATACATCATTTCATGCAAATACCGATGACGAGATTGATATTCGAGTCAAAGGTGCAGATGTTGGTAAGTTTGATTCTGATGGTCTCATTATTAATTCTATTCGAACAAGTACTGCTGGAACACCTACGCTAACATCGTCGTCTAATATTAACATGTCAGTTGGCGGATCTGTTACTGTTTCTGGTGGTGGATTTAGAGTTGCATCTTTAACAGGTACTCAACGTAATGCTATGACGGCTGCTAATGGTGAGATTGTTTATAACTCATCAACAAATAAACTTCAGACATATGAAAATAATGCTTGGACAGATGTTATATCAAGTAGTAGTACTCCTGGAGCAACATTTACATTAACAGCTAATGGAGCTAGCGATTACGTTTTCGCGGCTGATAGTAGATTCTTTCCAACAGCTGCTAATGATCCGGTGTTGTATCTACGTCGTGGTGATACGTATACCTTTGTAAATAATTCTGGTGGTTCGCATCCATTCCAGATAAGACAAAGTAATGGCGGGTCGGCTTACAATACAGGTGTTACTAACAATGGAGCGAGTAGCGGTAATATCGTATTTACTGTTCCAATGTCTGCGCCTTCAACACTTTACTATCAGTGCACAAATCACTCAGGTATGGGTAACACAATTAATATCGTATAGGTAAACTATGTCAGAAAAAACATATATCATAGCAATGGAAAAGGGTCAACCTAAAGACCAGCTGAAAGATGAACTGACAGCTGAATCTGGTAATGATTATGTTCCAGCTCGAACAGTTGATGTTGTTGAGCCACGTAACGGTAGCACACGACATTTTGCTATGGCACTTACAGATGAAGAAGCAACCACTCTGAGAGATGACCCTCGAGTCAATAGTGTTCATGAACCTATTGAATGGAATGATGATATGTTAGACTTTGAAGTCAACCATAGAACTAGCTGGATTAGGAAAGATCCTGGCTCTACTCAAAACAATTGGGGGCTATTAAGACATATAGAAACTTCTAATCAATGGCCTTCCAATGGCGCAGCTGATACAAGAAGTACTGAATATTATACTGGTCACTTAGATGGTACGGGTGTTGATGTTGTAGTACACGAAGGAGACACAGCAAGACCAACTCACGAACAATTTTATGATTCAAATGGTGCTACAAGATATAATCAGCTTCAGTGGAATACATTGCCTAATATGAGTGGTGCTAACACTATTAATTATTCTGGTGCTGCAGGTAATCATGCTACTCATGTCCTTGGAACAATGGGTGGTTTGACTGTTGGTTGGGCTCCAGGTGCTCAGTTGTATAGTTGTCCAATTAGCTATATTGGTTCTTCACTATATTGGTTTGATGCTGTAAAAGAATTTCATTTAAATAAATCTGTTGATCCTCAAACAGGTCACAGAAGACCAACAGTTATGAACATGAGTTGGGGATATAAAACTCTTTTGACTAATATTACCGGAATATATTTTAGAGGTTCTAATGTAGGAACTACACCCGGAACTTCTAATGCAATAATTGGTGATGCAGCAGATAGAGTGAATTGTCCGATATATGGTTTTGAATCTGAAATAGATGAATTGCATGAAGCAGGTGTTATTATTACAAAGTCGGCTGGGAATCAATATCAGAAACTAGATGTTGATGGTGGTGTCGATTACAATAATTATATGACTCGATCAGTTGGTACTGGAAATATAAGTGCTGGGAATGCATTATATTATAACAGAGGTTCAAGTAACCGAAGTACCGATACAATAGTTGTTGGGAATATGGACAGTGATTTATATTCTAGTAGTGAAGCTACAGAGGTATCAAGTGAAAAAGGACCAAGAGTAGATGTATGGGCAGCAGGAACAAATATTGTTAGTGGTGGTGTTAGTAGTGATACGACGTATCTTAACTATACAGGAACAAGTATGGCAGCTCCTCAAGTAGCAGGAATGTGTGCTCTTCTAGTACAAATGAACCCAGGTATGAGTCCAGCACAAGTTAGACAGTGGGTTATAAATAATGCAAAGACTGGTGAATTGTATATTGGTAATACAAACAATACGACTTATTTTACTAACAACAGAAATTTACAAGACGGAAATGATAGAATAGCTTATTGGCCTTTTAGTGATCATAGGCCTATTAATCTCTCTGTCAACACAGAATATGTATCTTTTTAGATATAAATAGATTAAATATTTTAGAGGTTTACAATGACTCGTCAGAACATATCAACTGGCACATTTGCTAA